CGTTTGGATAATCTATTACATAAGCCTGAGCCGTACCAGTTAAAGTAGTAAACCAACCATTAGCACCTAAATTAGGAGAAGTTCCAAAAGTTGTTTTTAAGTCAGCATTATGAATTAAGTTAATTGGAGAACTATATTTATTTCTTAACTCAATATTATAAAATCCTTTCCTTAATATTTTTGTTTGTGTATTGTCTATAAAATGAACGTTACCATTTTCGTATGGTGCAATATTTACAACATTATCTAACAATCCTGAACTATGTATTGTAATTGCTGAACCTACATTGTACTTTGTGTAATACCTTGTTGTAGCAGCTATCTCCATTGTAGAAGAAATCCACCAATCGCCATTTGCTTGATACATTCTGCAATTGTAAGTACTTAACATATTTGTAAGTATGTCATAATAACTTAATCCTACAAAATCCCTTCTATATTGATATATCTGTGAAAAAGGTTCGTTTGCAGTTCCATCCGCTCTATTTAACATACCATCTGCATAAAAAGAAGCAGCAATAACTAAAAACAAATCTTCTGGATAACCTATTAAACGCAAAGCATCAAAAATCACTTCTGACCATTGTTGAGTTGAATTAATACTTGCAGCTACAATATAAACTTGTGCCTCTAAAAAAGATACCGCATCAATACAAACTAAAGATGCTTCATTTAATCCTGTGCTAAAACCTATTTGAGCATAATCATTAAACAAAAATCCTCTCCAAATAACAGTAGCACCTTCTTTATATATTACCCAATATTTTCTATCATTCTTACTAAGTACATCTGGGAATTGCGTATAATCATCTTCCGTTTCTAATATTATACTAAAATTTAATTGAGTACTAATAATAGTAGGGTAAGGTAACTCTTGACTTGAGTTAGGTTGCAATATAATAGAAGTTGGAGTATAAGTCTTTACTATACCAGCCGTGTAATCTTGTTCGTAAATTTCTATTGTTTGAGTGTTCTCATTTCGTAGAATTTGACTTATGGTATATCTTAATCCGTATGGCATTATGCTAAAGATATTGATTGTCCTTTTAAATTAGATGCTTTCTGCGCTCTGTTTGTAGCTAATAACAAATCTTGTCCTTTTAGTACAAATTGACCTCCACCATTACCTCCAAATAACATTCCTAAACCTGAACCTATTGAACTACCAATCTCACTTGTACCTCCTGATATTCCAGCCATAATTGCTTTAAACAATAAAGCCTGTGCAATCATTTGTACTAACTGAACAACTATCTGCTTAAATGCTTGTTCTAAAGCCAACCCTATATCTTCTCCCATAGCCATTGCTTCAATTACACTATTAAATGCTGGTGCAATTAAGTTTGTAATTTCTTGCGTTTGTGCCAATTGCATATTTAAAATTGCTTGAGCCTTTGCTTGTTCATTTATATCACGAGTTGCACTAATAGCATTAAAGCCACTTGTTCTACCACCCAATGGTGCATTACCTGTTGGACTTGTTATTGTAGGCGCAGCACCTCTTTCCATTAATACAGGAGCAGTCATTTCAGGAGTAATTTCTCTTGCTTGTTTGCCTATTCGTTGTATGTTATTAGCTACTTCTTTAGTTGTATTTGCTAATTGCTTTGCACCTTTATCTAATACATAAAATGGATTATCTAATGCTAAAGTTATTGTATTAGCCAATTCAGTATTTAAACTAATAATTCCACTTCTTAATTGTAATGCAGCGTTACGAGCATCTAAATTAGCATCTTTTGCTTTAGCTATTGAACCAGCTTGAACAATTGATGCATCCGAATATCCATTAGACATTTTGGTAGTCATCTCCAAAACCTTGTAATACTCTCTACCTGTTTCTAAAATCCTTTTATTTGCATCGGATAAAGCAATTGTCTTGTTAGCAATTTCATCAATATATCTTGATGTTATCGCTTGAGCAACCAATGCTTTTGTATATAAATCTACCGCTGATCTTGCTTGGTCAACATTTGTAATTGTTGCAGCATAAGCACTATTAACTTTACCTAATTCGTTTTGAACTGCTTTTAACGCTTCAGCCCTTCTTGCATCACTTACACTTGCATTTTGTGTAATTGTCAAATATGCTTGTAGTCTTATTCCTGTTTCACTTGCTTCGGCTCTTGCATCACTTAAACTTTGTGCAAATTTATCTTCTGCTTTTGTAGCTTCGTTTGTGCCATTTATAAAATCTGCTATTTTAGGACCAAATGCGACTATAATAGATGAAACCGCACCTAAAGCTAATCCAATACCTGCTGGACCCATTAAACCACCAGCCATTGCTTTTAATGCAGCACCTGAACCACCAGCCTCTTTTTGTAATCTTTGGAATGATTCTAATAAAGGGTTTAAGTTATTCGCAATACCTATAAATCCATAAGGAGCATCTTGAGCAACCCTTGATAAGTTAGTTAAAGCATTTGTTGCTTGATTGCTTGTACTTGGCAACGTTTTAAAAGCAGTACCTAACTTTGTTGTTGCGGTAACTGTTTCTTGTATATTTTTTACCGCTTGTTGATTGTCTGCGGTTATCGTAATTTTTAACGTTTCTTGTGCCATTTTATTATTTTACTCCATACAACTTTAATGTCCTTTCCAATTGTTCTTGTGATATTTTTGGCTTATCCTGTTCAACTTCATCACTTGGCAAAGGAAAGAAAGATTTTATACTCTTAGGACTTTTATCGCTTGTATTAGCTTTATAAATCAAGTAACTAATCATTCTTGTACGTTCCCATTCCTTTACCTGTTTATTATCATAAGCCTTTTTATATAACAAAAATTCTCGCCACGTCAATTGCCAAAACTCGTTAATCGTTAAGCCAACTTCAATAGCGAGAATAATTATTGAGTCCCAACTATAAAACCCTAATTTTTTTTTTCATCCGTGCCTTTCTCTGGCTTTAAATCTGGAGTCATTGAGTCTTGCATATATCTCATAAACTCAACCAATTGTCCATCTTTTGCCGATAAGCCACCTACTTGATCTATCCATTCACACACATCAAATTCATCAAAGTCAATAGGCTTTTTAAGGCTCTTGCATCCACTTTCTGCTGCGGCTTGAACAATATGAACGATTGTATCTAAGTCATAAATACCTCCAGATAAAACCTCGATTAGCTGCATTAGATTTTTGTTCTCTAATTCGCAAAACCTTTTCATTGCCCAAGTTCCCCACTTTAAGTGGATTGTGTTGTTGTCAGTCTTTAATTCGTACATAGTTTTTTATTTATTATACAGTTTCAGTTTGTGTAATAGGAGGTACACTTACTACAAAAGTTGCAGTAAACTTAACATCATCCTTATCATCAGCAGTAACACCGAAATCGCTAATAAACACTAAAGAACCAGCACCACCATAAGTGATATCACCAGATACTGGAACTGCCTTACCCATCTTGATTGCAAATAAAGTCTTTGCAGCGTGAGCAGCATACAATTGTTGGTAGCTATCTTTAGCTGGAGTTCCTGTTTCATCAATCGCAAAACCTTCACACTCAAAAGATTGAGAGAAAGAAGGTGCTGGAGTGTACTCGTTACCACACTTAGATGTTGCATCAATTGTGTCATTAGTCGATGTTAATGAGTTGGTAGTCAAACAAGCAACAGGCTTGAATGTTCCATCATTGTTTATGTCAGCTAAAAGAATATAATCTCTTGCGCTTACTTTTGTTTCTGGCATTTTATTTAATTTTAAATTTGTGTTATTATTATGTTATATGTTATCAATACTCTAAAAACGTTATCTAAAGGGTTTAAGCCATCTAAGTTTCTTACACTTTCAACACTTAAACTTGATGCCGTGAATCCGTTTGCCAATGTTATATTGGTGTCCGAATTAATTGCAGTCAAGACTAAATCGCTTATAGCTTCAGCACGTTTATAACCAAAGTTAGCATTTTTTGTAATAATATCAACTACGATTGAAATACTATTTGTATATCCAGCTTTGCCTTGATCTTGGCTTGATGTTCTACCTGTCATTACAATATACTCATCACCAGCACCCTCTGGAGCAAAACCATCGTAAACAACCAATCCACTTGCACTTGTCAAGTTGGTATAAAACCATTTCTTTATCTCAATATTAGGATTTAACATCTAACAATTTTTTTAGTCTTTGTATTAATTTTGGCTTCTCTGATTCATACGAAGGTATTAAAAAAGGTTGAGGTCGCATACCTTTTAACAATATACTCCTTGCAATAACATAAGCTAATCCTCTATCATTTTTGCCATCTCCAATGCCTTTACGCTTTACCCATAGAGTTAAAGCATCTACAAAGTCCTTAAATTTACCGCCTTTTTTACCTTTAAATTGTGCTGCATAAGATGTAAAATCAGCTGGAACACTTACTTGTGGACCAGTTCCAAATTCTACATAAGGAGAATAAGATGCCTTAGCCTCTACCGCATAAGTTAAATCATTAATTGGTTCTAAAGCTATTTGATTTCTTAATTGACCAAAATTTACAGGAGCAAGTCTTTTCGCATCGGTTAATATCTTTAAAGCGGAAGCGTTAATTTCATTGCCTACATCTTGCTTTAGTTTTACATCAATATTCTTTAAAGCATCTTGAATGTCTTTTAGTCCATTTAAGTTTACTGTAAATGCCATTATCTGTAAATTATTAACTCCAAGAACCTATTTTGGTTCTCTACGTTCTTTATAGAATGTATTGTATATCTTGAACCTTCTACATCAACCTCGTAGGAATTGTTTATGTTAACCCCAAAACGAATGTAAAGTCGGTTTCTTTGGTCGAACTGCAATTCCGAGTCATCTATCTCACGATTTTGATTATCTGGTCTTAAATCACCCCAAACTGTGCTTTGTAGGGCAAATGTGGTAGTGAACCCACCTTGACCATCACTTGTCCTTGTTGGAGCATAGATTAAGACCTCACGAGTCATCGTGTTGGCATCAACGTAATTTGCTTTCGCTTTTCCTAACTTCATATTATAAAATTGGGGATATTCTTGTCCATCTTTGACACGCTTTCCAAGACTTCTCACAAATACCAGAATCACCATCCAATCCTCTATTCTCGTAATCGTAGCTAATTTGGTCTAATATGGCTAATTTAAGGTCTTTAGGTATAGTTGTGTAACCAGCTTCATAAGTAGCCTTTAAATTGGCATATCTTGGAGATGATAGTTTAGGGAACTCATTACCTATCAATTGTAGGTTAGGTGTTGTAATCTCTAAAGCATCTTGCTCCATATCAAACAACTCAAACGTATCAATGTCAACTGGTCCAAATGGAATGTCAAAATTACCACTTACGTTGTTAAAGTAAGTAGTTATGTCTTTTGGTATCAAACTCAATCCTGTTGCTACTTCGATAGCTTCTCTTGCTTGTGTAATCATTAAATTAATCAAGGTATCTTCCGCACTTGTTGTAACACGGCAATACAATTTTGCCTCTGCTAAAGTAACTGGCTCTGTTATTGGTGCGACAGGAACGGCACTAAAGTCATTAATATAATTAGAATAAGACATATCCTTTTTTTACAAAATTACTTAATTTATTCCAATAAAAAACCCCCACCGAATTGGCAGGGGTTATTATTTACTAATCCTTAGAATTAACCTACGTTACCCATATCAGCAAAGATTGCAGATGTAGTCAACATTAAGTTAATGTCTTCGTAACACTCGATACGAGCAGTTACCAAGTTCTTTTGGAAGTTCTCGCCATTCTCATAAGAGAACTCGATAGCTAAACCTTCTACTTCAACTCTCTCTAAGTAGCTTGCGTCAAAGATTAATACTTTGTCATCAGTTACCCAAGAAGCACTAATTACAGGAACTCCCCAGATTGTGATACCACCATTAGGGTTTACTACAACACTACCTGCACCAGCATAGTAACCAGCAGCGATAGTTGCTTTCAATAAACGACCCATTTGTGTTTGAGATACTAAAGCATAAGAAGGAACAAAGTTCGCAGTCTTTTGGTTAGCGATATAGTCTACTAATTGTAACAAATCGTTAGTTTCAGCAGTTGTAGTTGAACCAGTTGCAGCAACAGATACAGTAGAGAAAAACGCAGCGTTCTCAGCCTTGAAGAAATCTCTTTGTAACATTCTTGGTAAAGTTTGAGTCATAAAAGGTAATGACTTCAACATTTGCTTAGAGAAAGTAGAGAAACCAGCAAGATAATCGTTTACAACTTTAACTTCAGTCAAAGAGTAGTTGTTCTCACCTTTATCGTTACCTTCAGTTTGAGCAGCGATGTTGTTAGTTAAACCAGCGTTCTCACGATAGTAAACATACAATCCAGTCTCACTTCTTACAGTAGGGATTAAATCTCTAAAGTTGATGCTTTGAGCTGGTTGAATAGCTGGGTTCGGAGCATAAGATGCTTGAGAATCACCAGTTAAGTTACCACTTAAAGTCATTGTCTTAACATCAGATAAATCCAAACGGAACTTACCATTAGTCTTCAAAGACTTCTCCATTGCATCGAAATTACCATCTAATTTCTCCATAATTACTTCATCCATAAACTTAACTTCTTTCTTAGCTGCTTTCTTTTGTGTAGCTAATTGAGAGTCGATTTGCTTTTGTAACTCATCTTTTACAACAGTTACTTGTGCAGACACTTCTTTGATTTGTGCTTCTGCATTAGCTTGAAAACCTTTAAGGTTCTCAGCCATTTCGTTGATTAAATTTTCCATTTTTACTTTTTAAATAGATTGTTAAATTGCTTAATTGCCTTTAATACTTCTTCATTATTCTTTTCTTCTACAACTGGTGTCGGCTCAACTGCTTCAGCGGGTTGAGTGATTGTTTCAGTAATTTCCAAAGCTAATAACTCGGCTTGTATTTGTTTTATTTGAATCTCCATCAAAGCAAAGGTGTCATCTGTGAATGTACCACCTCTAAATGCCTTAATTAAGTTTTCTAATCTTATTGATAAATTTTCTTTAGTTTCTTTGAACTCACCCTTGAAACCCAATGTTGGTGTTTCTGGATTAGCACCCCAAAGAACCGCAGAACCTTCATATAGTTTTAATTCTGTAATTGTACGAACTCCAGTCTTTTGGTTTACATCCGACTTTAACGTACTAAAACCGATTGAGTGTTGATTGATTAAACCAGCTTCATATAACTTGATAGCATCTTCGCCACATTCAGTTTCTATTAAGTCAGTAACCGCAACAAGCATATCGCCTTCTATGTATAA